AGCGCTCCATTCCACTGGAAGTAATTGTTGGCATCTGCATATAGGGAAAGTTTTGCAACAGTATCAACCCCCAGCCATGCTCCTACGTTGTTCCCGTAGGCGGTAGGAGGAGTCGCACCCATCGAGATGTATTGTCCTGCCTGATCTATGAAGACATTTGCGCTCGCTATTCTTGTGGCAGAAACAGTCCAATCCGCAACGGTAACAACCCCGGCAGTAGTCCACTCTATTGCCCTTGCAGCGGTCAATCCGAACCAGCCTGAGCCATCTGTGTTTATCTCTACTGTCTGGACCGTTCCGTTATATCCGTATAATGCCGTAGAGTTGATCTTTATTCCTGTAGAAGCAGATGCAGAAGTCTGAATTATTCCAGTTCCAGCAGCCGTCAACAACCCGGCGGTTATTGCCCAGCCGTTGACTGCTCCCCCGATATAACCAGATGTAGCAGTTATAACCCCTGCCTGAGTTACTGTGAATGTTGGTACTCCGGTAGGTCCGGCAGTAAAGGCAGTTACTCCGGAAGAGACGATTGTTGTGTTTCCACCAGAAACAGATGTCAGCGAAGTCGAATCTATCGTCCATCCAGCAATCTTTGTCTGCGTATCAGATAATTCAAATATTACTGCCGATCCATCTGTAGCATATCCTTTCAGTCCATAGACTCCTGCCGAAAGATATCCAAGTTCGATCCTTTTTTCCGTGTCTTCATATACAATTAAGGCTTCGTTTCCAGATGCCAATACAATACCATCATTAGGAGATGCAGTTGGTGTGCCAGATTGAAGATTATAGATATAACCAGCAATTATGTCCCATCCGCCAATTGCTCCAGAGGTGGCGGTAATACTTCCTGTAATAGTCGCAGAGGTGGCGACCAATGCTCCTGCGTTGCTTACCCTGAACGGTGCGGTCGCCTTGTTAGCTATAGATGCTCCTGACCAGATCCCACCGTCGATATCAACATGGAATGAAGAAGCATCATCTCCGCCAATGTCTATTGTTGCAGCAGAGATCACTCCGGAAATCGTTGCAGATGTGGCTACAAGATTTCCATTTTCATCGACCCTGAACGGTGCAGAACCCGGGGTGGCATGACCAGCCCAGATCCTCCAGTCTGTTCCTCCGGTGACTTCTGAATTCAACCCTACCACCCCAGAAGCGCATGTAAGAGTATATTGCCCAAGGTCCCAATTCGAGAGCTTGTTCGTCGGACTTCCGACTGTCCCATCGAGCTTGAATATGCTCACCCCGTCAGCGTCGAACATCTCTATCCCATAATCAGGAGAGGCGATGGTGTTTATGTTCCCAAGCTTCATCCTTACAACACTGTTCTGGATGAATCCTTGCCGTGGAATCACAGGATCAAAATAAATCTGATTTGTCTCATTTCCTACGATAAATTTTCCTGGGACCCTATTAGGTATTGCAGTCCCTGTCTGTCCGGTAGAATCTGGGCCAGCCATTATAGGGGAATAGGCATATTCAGATGTGTCTGTGGCGATGGTTACTGTCGAAGGTGTGATATCTCCCCAATCATCCAATGTCGCACTGAATCTTGTTGCTGTCACAGAGACTTGCAAATCTTTTTCGATTACAAATGAATCAATCAACACGTCATAGGGACTTCCAGTTGGCGCTCCATAATTTATCGGTTTTATGGTGATGATGTCATCTGGTTCTTGTTGTAATATCTTTCCTTTTGCGGAAAAAGATATGGTCGCTGATGGCAGGAGTTTTCTCTGGAACGTCAGTGTCCCCAATGTTTGTGCATTTGCAGAAGAAGGGACATAAAAACAATTTACCTCATAATCTGAGCGAATCGTCGCCGTCGATTTAGCAGGGACTAAGACCTTGACAAGTTTGTTTAGAGGAACATCGCCAGATGGATGAGGATATAAAACATATCCACAATTTGCTTTCTCTGGAACAACTCCCTGATATGAGAATGTCCCTGCAATAACCATGTCTTGTTCAATGGCCCTTTGGCTTGTCTTGGAATGAATCTTGAAATAAATCTTGTCTCTTACGACGAGTTCCATATGGCAATTCTGCAAGAGCCTTGAGAGAATCGTTCGTCTGTCTTCGACATTGAACAATCCGACATTCCACGTCAATCCCCAAGACGAGTGCGTAGTAGCGCAAGTCGCTTTTGTCGTGGCATCTATCCTGGCGCTCGGGACTCCCATGTCCTGCAAGATGCTGTCAATGATATCTGTCGGAGCAGTGGTGGACACAGTCACGCTTTGGCTGATCTTTGTCGGCAGGGACATATAGTCAGTCCCGAGGTTGACGGTTCTGGTTACGGTATCTGTCCTCCCGAAGAACCTATAGATGACATTTGATGATTCTTCTTCAGATGTTGTTGTCCCAAACAATCGAAACACCCTGTAATTGTTGCCGTCTGCCCCTGCCTTTGTCGCTTGGGTAAAAGTATATGATGCGGGGAGCCACTCAGTGACGGTCGCAATTTCTACAGGAGATCGTGACTTAATGATTGTATAGGTTGGGCCTGCTGCTCCCAAGATATAGTACCTATCATCGGTTATAAAGGCCGAATAAAGAGGAAGATAAGCAGTCCCATAAATGACGGGGACAATCGTATTTCCGGTATTTTCTATGGATGGCCATAAATAACCAAGAGCAGAGGTATTCGGATATGACCCCTCAAGATATTTTGTAAGCCAATCTCTACATTCAAATATAAGTTTCTGATATTGTGCGGATGTCGAGAGCATGTCGAAGTTGAAAGTGAATATTTCTCCTTCTGTTTCATTAAACGACTCTTCTATGACATCTGCCGAAGATACATCTCCAGGAGCAAACTTACTGGATAAATCTGCTTTTACGACACACCTGACAGTGACATTTCCTCCAGAGAAGTCGCTCGTCAATAGTGTCGCGTCTTCATTGGTTATTGTAAATGAAAAGGTCGACGGAGGTGTAACTCCATACTCACTCCTGTTCCTCTCCAGCCGGATCGGAGAGAAATTCATCACTTTATAAGTGTAAGCCTGCCCGTTCCATGTCTTGGCCTTAGTTGACCAGTAATAGTCTACACTGCCATTGCCGGTCGCATCAACCTCAAACAACCAGGAAACATCTGTCTTGACATCTGCATCAATAAGGTTCGATTGTAATAATGTAAGACCTGTCCTCAATCAGCGATCCTCCCAAGTATCCTTAGTCTTATTCCTTTCGTGCCAAGCAATGATTGTTTGATCCCACCTCTCGTGAGTTTACTGTCGAACCTCACTACGTAGGTGTGGCCGTCTCCTCGCGAAGACCACTTGAACGAATTAGACGTTCCTTTTGCCTTTGCAGTATCAAAATAGAGGTCGAATATCGTTCCGATATCAGACTCGGAAAGATATACCCAGTCAAACTGAACGAAGAATATTGGATTATCAGATATGGTTATTCTTTCCTCAGATCCGTCATCTCCCATATGGATGGTTTGATTAAAACCACCTTCTTCTGTGATCTCTCCATTTGGAGTTATTGATAAAGTTTGATCGACATCAGACGCGATCGTAGAAATGTAGTCGTATAATTCCGCCGCTGCCAATTCCTCCTCCTATGCTGCCAATCTTCTAATCGCCTTTTGCAATCTTGGGTTTGTTTCTGTTTCATCTGCGATAACGTATCCAATTTCTCTCCCGTTCATTTCGATATGAATGTGGAGGGGTCTGCTGGTTCCATCTCTCCATTGCTGTGCTTCATTCTTTGTAAGGATAGCTTCATCTTTATGGGTCATAACAGGGAAGTTATCCATCGGGATACGGTCAATTCCCATTTTGGCCTGTGGCCATTCCTTGCCCCATAAATCTTTATAAGCGGTTTTGTAAGTATCAAATCTTTGTTGCTCTGCCTCCACGTCTCCAGGCGATATGCCTGTGTTGAGATAATAACCATATGCCTCTGGATGACTGGTAAAAAAATACCATCTCCCAGAATCTTCATCATAATTACCGCTATTGATGTAATCAGGAGGAATGGCCGCAAGCCAATTATTGATGTCGGATAATACTTTCCATATTGCTTCTTTCCCGGCTTCTGCTGCCAATTGTTGGGCAGTCTTACCGGGACTTTTGCTCCATATGAAGTTCTCGAATATATAATCTGTAATCAATTTTGTAGCAACAATAGCACCTATGACAGGCAATGCTGATGTTGCTCCTGCTGTTGTTGCTGCTGTTGTTGCTGTTGTTGCTGTTGTTACTGTTTCTGCTGTTGGTAATATGTATGGAGCTGCTGTTGCTGCTCCTGGTAATACTGCTGGTAATACTCCTGGAGCCATTCCAGGCAATATATACGGGGCTCCTGCTGTTGCTGTTGGAATTAATCCTGGAGCCATTCCAGGCAATATATTTGGAATTAATCCTGGAGAAATCACGTTTATGGCATTGATGGCCATGATCTCTGCTTTTAATAACGCCCATTGCACGATCATCTTTGCAATCTTTTGTGTTAAGATACGAAGCATATTATCAAGCATACCCGTCCAATCTATTGTCCATAAATTTTCAAAATCACCTTTTACGATTTTAAAGAACTTATCGCTCAGTATCCCCGTTGCATCACGGGTAAATGTCTGAACGACATCGTATCCTACGTTTCCCCATGTATTTACGAGATTAGCATTTTCCATTATGCCTGCATTTATCCCAGCAAAGAAACTCTGACTATCGCGCGCCATTTGAATATAAGCTTCTCTGCTTTTTTGTACCTTATATTTTTCTGCTGCATCCTCGCTCTCTGTCAACTTCTTGATTTCTGCTGCCTCCAAGTTGATCTGCTTTAATGACCATTCATATCGCTGCTTTTCGAAACCTTTTATCTTTTCATAGGTGCTTTTATATTGATTCGCTTGATTGATCAGGATGTTTTTCTTGGACTGATGGTTCCTCTCCGCGAGGATGATCGACATTATCTCCTTTGCCTTTTCATCATCATATATCTCTTTCAGCATCTCCAGTTCATAGTTCATGTTGTCTATGCTCAGCTTGTTTCTTGCTGTCTCCAACGCGATGAGGTTACTTACATCCCCACTGAAGGTCTCGTAATATTCCCTCATGATGTTCAGCAGTTTAGTATCCTTGGCTATCAGTTCATCGACCATGGCCTTGGTGCTCTCGATGGCCTTCAGGTTGAACCACTTCTGCCAGTCGTCTTCCGTCATGCCTGCGGCGAGCATCTGGGCCTTTGTTGACGCCAGGAGACTCAGCTCATATGTCTGTGCCATCCCGGCATAATACTTCGCCTCCTCATAGGAGATCCCTGCACTGCTCGCCATGGTTGTATAATAATCCTTGTATGACCTCAGGGACTTCTCGTTCGCAGCCCTTGTCTTTTCATTGATCTCGTCGAGGTTCTTGATCACCCTTACCTGCCTCTCGCTCTCGATCGTGCCGAGCTTTTCCTGCAGTTCCTTCTTCTCGTCGAACTCATTGCCAGAAGCGATGGACTTGAGCCTCGAGATCTCTATTTCCCTCTGGGCAAACTCCTTCTGATTGTAATACCAACTCCTCAAGGACTGCTCCTTATATTGGCGCTCGCTGTCGATCATGTCCATCTCGTTCTCGCCGGCGAGCTCGGACAATCTCTGCCTGTGCGCAAACTGAGCATCTTCAAGCACGGTTATCTTGTCGATTGCTTGCTTATCATATCCGAGTTGTTTCTCTAAGGTATCTATTCCCAGAGACTCAATCTTCTTCTCGTGTTCTTTTCTCGCCTCTTCCTGAGTCTTGTACATCTTTAGAGATGCATCAAGTCTCTTGCTTTCAATATAGACGTGGTCCTTGAATCCATACTCGTCAAGCCTCTTCTTCTCTTTGGCTATCAGTTTCTCTATGGCCATGGTCTTGTCAAAGGTTTCTTCTGAGACATTTATCTTTTCATTTTTTACTTTATCCGCGATTTCGGTCTCGGACACACTCGACTCACGGGCAATTCTTATCCCATCATCAAAGTTCTTTTGCCTTTCAAGAAAGTATCTTTCGTCTTGTATGCGCTTGGATTGTATGAGGGCTTCATGTGCTTGAGCTTCAACCTTAGCTTTTACCCTTGTCTCTTTTTCTTTCTGCATATTTTCTTCATTGATCTTCTTTTGGGCAGCCGCCTCATCTTCATTGGCTTTTGCCATTCGTTGTTTAAATTCTAACTGTGAAATAAATAAAGCAAGAGTCTCTTTTTCTGCCTTCAATGCTTGCATCTTTTCACTGGCATCAAACCCAAATTTAGTCGTATCTGTCTGATTTATCTCTGCAATTCTTTTCTGAAATTTCTCTATCAGCTTTGGGGCCTCATAGAAACCCTCAAGTCTCTTTGCTATATCCTTCTGCAGTTTTGGAGATATCTTGTCGGGAGTGGTATTCAGTGTCTTGGCAAATTCTTCTATTTCTTTTTTCAATTGAACATTAAAATCTTTATCAACGGTTTTAAACTTCATCTTTTCAAGCTTGGCATTGAACTTTGTCATCTCATCTTCCGCATCGAATATTGCCTTATTCGTACCTTTGATCGCCTCTTTCCATGCCATCCATGCGCCAGTAAGGGCCAGGCCGGCAAGGACAAATGCCGCGTAAACTGGATTCACTACTGCCAAGGCAGTTCCTATTCCAGCAATAGATGTCGCAATTGCCGCTATAGATGTCGCAATTGCCGCTGCAGCTACTATGAAAGGTCCTGATAACGCGATGATCCCAGTTAATGCGCCGGCAAGAACGACAAACCCTGTCACTATAGAAATTTCAACGATGACTTCTTTTAACTTTAAAATTTCCTTAGTTAAATCTATAATCCAGCCAGCAAAAGTAGCCGTTGCTTTTAAACTTACTCCTAATGCGTCAGAGAATCTCTTTGCCCATAAGGCGAGCTCTCCAGACTTGCTTAGGTCATCCATGATCTTACCGAGATCCTTTAATCCTTCTGTCAGTGCCCGAACCGCAACTCCGAGGGCAGGAGAGAACAGTTCTCCGACCTTCTCTTTTACTTCCTCAAAGTAACGAGGAAGAGAATTAATAAGCTTAGCTGTTGTTTGCATGGCGGCTTCATAGGATCCTTGTATCTTTTCGCCTTCTTGCAAAACAGCGTTCAACCGTGCTTGCCCTTTTTCATTTTCTGTAAGGGAACCAGCAGATTTGTTAAGGGTAGCAGCAAATTTTGCATATGATGATTCAAAACTAACATTAATACCGACAGTTCTTAACATTTCTGGTTGGGCAGTCTTAATAGCATAAACCATATGTTGAAAAGCTTCAGAAGAATTTATATTTCCAATAACGGCTGCGTCCTGGGCAACACGAGCCAACTGGGATGCTTTACTCAAATCGAGATTCGCCTGAGCCATTTTTGTTATGGAATCCTGAGCAGCAGAAGTAGTGATACCCATCTTCTTGACTTGCTCTACATAATCTTTCATACTTCCGGCAGAGTAACCGGCATTCTTACCAATTATTCCAAGGACAACACTCATCGTCTCAAGTCGAGCAGTAAGCATCGTCGCTTCCTTGGCATAGGCATAGATAGCATGAGTTGAGAAAGCAGCTGCAGTAATTCCTGCCAAAGTACGAAGTTTGGTATGGAGCAAGTTCATTGCTGTTGCAGGACCATGACCAAGGGCATCTTCCATAACCTTCCCAGAAGTTACAGATTGCTGTTGTATATTCTTGAGTCCGGTTTGATATTTAGAACTATCAAGAACAAGCTCTGTGAATATGGTTCCTACGTTCACTTTCCGATTCCCTTAGATTCCCTTCTAAAATAATTGAATAGTTCCATCACCTTCTCCAGACACATTTTCTGATTTTTGACCTCGTAGAGGTCCATGACTATCTTTACCGCATTGATATTGAGATCAATGATCTGACCCATCGAGACTACCAGTTGGTTCTGCACGATGAAGTAAACCTTGACAGCATCTATGTTTTCCTCGAACAATGGCTCAACGCAGGTTTCGCAAGGGGATTCTTCATTTTTCTTCTGATGGATCAGTTTGCAAGTCACGCACGATGGCTTGTCGTGCAGCCACAGAGCGTGATCTGTTAGTTTTTTCTTTCTGCTTCTGCCTGTTCAGTCTCAATCTCGGCAATCTTGTTCAGACAGTCAAGAACAAATCTGCTGAATTTGATGGACTTGCCCATCAACAGCGTCTTGTTTTCTTTTGTGCATGGGATGGGGCTTCCAGAGGCATCAAAGAAGTTCTCCCAACCGATGATGCAGAAGTCCCAGAGCAACTGGTTTTCAAGGTCCTCATCTATGGTCTCAACCTGGAACCTCTGGCCATTCTTGTATTCGACCTTCTTCTTTAATGTATGCTTCCTGATGTTCCTGAAGTCATCTCCTGCGCAGACGCGGAGCGTTACCTTGCCGCCGCCCTCGAAGTCAAACGTGACCCCCGGGTTCAGTTCCGCAAGATTAAAAACCACACCTTTTTCTTCACTCATTTTCTTTTCCTCTCTTTTGAATTGTTAAATTTTGAATCTATCTAACTCTGATAATGGAACCATCTTTGCTTTATAAAAGATGGTCCAATATTCCCTGTTCTTTTTGCCGTTGGTTTTCAAATGACAAACCTTACAAAGTGTAATTAAGTTATCTGGCGAGCTATTTTTCTTGTCATAATCTATATGATGAACATGTAGACCATTCTTATCATTGAAATAATTTCTGCAATGGAATCCATCCCTTTCTCTAATTGCAATTTTTAAATCTTTATCAAATTCGACACCATATTCCTCGAATGATTTTCCGCCCTTCCAGTTAGGAGCCAATTCTCCAAATTTACCACGGCAACTCCCCATAGAATAAAGTGTTTCTTCTGAATAAATACCTGTTAATCCTTTGTTCCAAGGAATAAATTCCCCTTCTAATTTTGCCAACGATTGTTTAGCTTTAGATTCTTCTTTATGATGTTTTCCCTTAAACGGAGAAGTTTTTCCTCTTCTGCCATTACCCATTTCATAAAGTGTTTCTTCTGAATAAATACCTGTTAATCCTTTGTTCCAAGGAATTCCGCCTGGAGGACGCCCCATACGTTTCCCGTTTTTCCGCGATAACGCTACGCTATCTTTCTGTTTCTGTATTTCCTCGGGAGAATGAATACGATTTTTATTCATAACTCCATTATGCCCATTTACGTATTTTCTATTTGACGGAACCAATTCTCCACAACCACATGCGCATGGATGATCACTTTTAATAACCCATGGTTTATGACCATGATAATATTTGTGATTTCTTGCAGTGTTGTTAATTTCTTTTCCGCAATTATAAGCACATAATCGAGCCATCTTGATTACTCTTATGGATTTATAACCGTCATAGATTTCCCCGACGCGCGACCAGAGAACTCGATCGTTCCAATCCCAGACTTGTCAAAGCTGATTGCCTTACACTTAGTGATAAGAATCGTTCCTCCGGTATCAACAGACAAGTAAGTCGTGTTGTTAATGTAAAACCTCAAATTCCCGCCAGTGAACAACGACGCATTCAAACAGGCGGATTCGACAAGATTCTGCCCATTGGTATCAGTTGGGTCATAATTCCCAGAGAAGCTAATTTCTCCTCCATCACCGACGCCGAAAGTATATTCCTTGATATCGTCACCAAATGATGTGGATTCAAGAGCTTCACGAGTGAACCCTGACAAAGTCAAAGTCCCTATCTCCGCAACTGCGGTAGCACCTACTCGTACAGATGCAATTTTTCCTACTAAAACTGCCATTTCCTTTCACCTCCTTAGATTCTTACTAACGATCCACCACTGATCTTTCCAGAGAACTCAACGGTTCCAATCCCCGCCTTGTCAAAGCTCACAGCCTTGGTCTTTGTCACAAGCAAGGTCCCAGCGCTCAAGGTAAAATACGAAGTGTTGTCCGTATAGAATCTTATCTGACCTGAAACCAATGTTGACCCATTACTGCAATGCGAGTTCAGGTATTCCTGCCCACTGGCATCAGTGGGATCGTAATTGCCTGAAAAGCTTATCTCTCCTCCATCTCCAACTCCAAACGTATACTCCTTGATATCATCTCCAAATGCTGTGGATTCTAACGCTTCCCTCGTGAACCCAGATAACGTATATGTTCCCATCTCTGCAATTGTATACGTCCCCCCTACAGCGGTTGTCCCGCAGGTTACCTTACCGATTTTTCCTATGTATACTGCCATTTCCTTTCACCTCCTTAGAAACAAAAAAAGGCAATCTGTTTAAGATTGCCTCAGTTGTCCTGATAACTTTTTGTTTAGTTTAAAATCCTATGAAGAATCATCCCTCTTGTTTATTTCTATCTGCCTCTTCAGCAGAGACTGATAAAGCCTGCTGAAGTTCTCGTCTATCGTGAACATCGTCAAGTGCCCGATCTTCACTCTCGTGTCGCAATAGATCTTGTATCCTGCCTTGTGTAACTTCTGAGCGAACCAGACATCTTCTCCGACCACTCCTCCCTTCTCGGTATCAGGGTTGGGGATGAACTCGAACCATGGTTGCTCTATGTCGAGAAACACCCGAACGTCGTACATGGCGCATCCGGTTCCAATCGCGTCAACCTCTACCACATCTCCATCAGTATAATCGACACCCTCCACCATGTTCGTATAATGGTTTATCTCTCCCTTGAAGAGGAGGTTGTCGAAGTTCGGGTATCTCCGAAACACCATTCCGTGCACGACCGGCAGCTTATGAGAGAGCAACCTCGTTATCGTGTCAACAGGATAGATCTGATCAGCATCCATCAACAATACATGACTGCATCCAGTCACAATTGCCTGTTCTATAATGTAGTTACGGAGGCCATCTACTGGCCCATTATGGGCTGGCAGATAAGTAAAGTTCGGTTTCTCTATCTGTATGAAACTCTCAAAGAACGCCACAGGCACATGCGTCCAGCTTAATGGTATCCCAATACCCAATTTGAAATTAGTTACTGTAAGATTACCCAATTTTCCTCTCCATAAAACCTTCATCATAAACCGTGGAAACTATATCTTGACCTGGGAATCTTTTCTTAAGCCATTCCCAGGACTTGAGAAACTTCTCATCAGGCGTCCACTTCATCGGTCTCGATGTGTTGTGCATAACCGCATTGTCGATCACATATGCCTCATACCCCATCTCTCTCATTCTCAGACAGGCATATGTCCCGTAAAGGTCAAATCCTTCAAGCCTTTCTTCAAACCTGAATTCCGTCTCCATGTTGAAGATGAGGCAGACCTCGTCAAGAGAATCAATTATGCAGGGCATCTGCCCTTTCCAAACGTGACCATCAGGGGACAGTTTGCTCAGCCTTGTGTCTGCAATCCTGCCGATTGGATCTTGCCTTCCATCAACCAATCTGGCACCCCAGATACCGGCAACTCCCCAATCGGCAGGAAGATCATTTAATAACTGCTTTGTCTTTCCTACCCAATCAAATGGAAGGATGACGTCCTGATGAACTATCGCGACCACGTCTACCTTGGAACACTTTTTAAGAAGCTTGTTCATTCCCTCTGTCGCACTTCTCGAATTCATGATAAATTCCAAGTTCCCGTCTATCCGGGAGGTCATGAGATTCCCGATCAATATACCTATGTTATCTACAAGAGCACAAACCTTTACCTCCACTACTTTACCGGATAGACCTTCCCCTCTGTATGGATAATCCTCAATCGTTCGTTAAGGCATACATCCTGAATTCGTTCCGCCCTGAACATCGGAAGCTCAGGATAAAGAGCATGCCAGTCAGGGTCAATATAGTAAAGCCAACTGTTTATGTTCCAGAACGACCTGTGAGTGGGATCCATCGCCCAGCCCCTTCCATCTGTGCTGGGAATAAAGAAATGAAGGAATCCATCTATCTTCAGTACCCTGTGAATCTCAGACATCACAAACGGGATCTTGTCTGGATGCCAATGCTCCATTATATCGAAAGCCCTTATTTCTGAGACGGAATTATCGTTAAATGGTAAGCCAATTTCAATATCATGAACTATATCAGGATGAGTAATTTCTCTCTTGTCTATGTTGATCCATTCCTCACCAGACTCTGGCTTGAAACCAGATCCAAGATTTAATCTGATTATCTTTTCTTCCTTTTCAATTGGAACTTCTTCATCAAAATCAGTTGGATTTTTTTCTTTTCGTACCATTTACGGCCTCCGTATTCTTGGCAGAAAGTTCTTTTATCTTCACTTTCTCCCATTTAGATTCAAATATCTTTTGGTTTCTCTTCAATAAAGAAATGTAATCAATGTCAAGGGCTTTGTGCGTAATCGATCCAAAATGATGAATGAAAACGTCATTTGCGATCGCCAGCTTAAACCCTTTATCTATTGCTTCTAAACAATATGAATCGTCCTCATAATTCCCGGGAGAGAATATCTCGTCAAATCCACCAATCATCTCATAAACCCATCGTCTCATTATTATACAAAACGCGATGAGACGATGAAATGGAAATCTTCTGTGTTTTTCCTTCTTGTAGAGAATTTCTGATTCACTGTTCAGTTCTTCAATATTATTATACCTATCAACCAATAATGCCTGAGGGCCAGATATCGAGTTTGTCCTCGGCCCTATGACATCAATCCCATGATCAAGATGCCATATCAGTCTCTCTGCCCAACCATGCGTAACGATGATGTCATTATTCAGGATACAGAGATAATCTCCCTTTGCCATTGCCAGTCCCTGATTGACTGCCTTCGGAAACCCAAGATTCTCCTCATTTCTTATCAAGTAAATTGGGAATCCATTCTTATTGGATTGATATTCCAGTTCCATCCCGGCAGGTATGCCCAAGAGATCTTTTGATCCATTATCAACAAGAATTACCTCGCAGTCTTTAGTGTGCTCAAGAATTGACTTGAGGCATTCCTCGGTATATTCGTTTGAATTACAATATGGTATAATTATCGATAACAGTTCTCATTTCCTCTCTAATTATATTAATAAAAAATCACTGTCTTAAAAAATTTAATTAGCTTCGTCATATATTCTGTACTCAACTATTCTCTGCCATGCTGGTCGATCATCTTTTGTCAGATAAGAATTTTCCCTTCTCATGTATAAAAAGTCATATCCGGAAACTGACAATTCACACCAGTCAAACAATATCTTGCAGTGAGAGAACATGTCTTTCACTTCCTGGACTGATTCGCTCGTGCTGAATAAAGAGAACTGTACCAACGTGTTCTCGAAGCTCGTCGTGAATGTAAATTCATTGATATTGCTAACAATGGTAAATACAGCAAACGGAAATATAGCATTTTGAGGCGCTTGGGTGTTGTATAATCTGCTGCCGATGCTCGTGTAGAAGTTGTTATGCGGAGTAGCATTGAATAAGGTCATTATGCTTCTCTCAAGATCGAACGTCTCGATGCTCGGACTTGGGGATGGAGACTCGCTCGGACTCGCAGAAGGGCTTGCGCTCGGCGAGGCGCTCGGACTCAAAGATGGCGAAGCCGAAGCTGACGGGCTTAAGCTCGGAGAAGCTGAAGGACTCTGTGATGGGCTTTGCGAAGGACTTAGTGACGGGCTGGCTGAAGGCGATGCTGACGGGCTCTGACTCGCGCTTGCAGAAGGACTCTGTGAAGATGAGGCCGATGGGCTCTCTGACGGACTTGCACTTGCACTTTCCGAATGACTTGCACTTGGACTCTGGCTCGGTGAGGCAGAAGGACTGGCTGAAGGTGAGGCAGAAGTAGAAGGAGATAGACTCGGCGAAGCCGATGGGCTCAAGCTTGGACTTACACTGGCCGAAGGGCTTAAACTTGGACTCGCAGAAGGCGAAGCAGAAGGCGAATCCGAGGCGGAAGGACTTAAAGAAGGAGATTCACTCGGACTTAGAGATGGACTCAAACTTGGGCTCGCGCTCGCACTTGGGCTTAGGCTTGGAGAAGCACTCGGAGATATCGACGGGGATGCAGATGGGCTCTCTGACAATGAAGCACTTGGGCTTGCCGATGGGCTCAACGATGGCGAAGCTGAAGCACTCGGACTCAGGCTTGGTGATGAACTCGGACTTGCCGATGGGCTTGAGCTCGGAGACTCGCTTGGCGAAGCTGAAGGCGACGCAGACGGACTTACCGAAGCCGACGGGCTCAGACTTGGCGATGCCGACGGACTGGCAGAAGGAGACTCGGATGCAGAGGGACTTAAACTCGGTGAGACACTTGGGCTCAGGCTTGGGCTTACCGATGGAGACTCGCTTGGACTGGCAGATGGCGAAACGGAAGCTGAAGGGCTAATCGAAGGTGAAGCTGACGGTGATTCTGATGGACTTGCAGATGCCGAAGGACTCAAGCTCGGAGATTCCGAAGGTGAAACAGATGGTGAAACTGATGCCGAAGGACTCAATGAAGGACTTGAACTTGGAGATTCCGAAGGACTGACCGACAGAGAAGAACTTGGGCTCTCTGATGGAGAAACAGATGCGCTTGGGCTCAAACTTGGTGAAGCCGATGGACTCTCTGAAGGAGAAGGACTTGGGCTGGCCGATGGACTTGCAGAAGGAGACATCGAAACACTTGGACTCAAGCTCGGGCTCTCTGACAAAGACTCGCTTGGCGAAGCTGAAGGACTCAAGCTTGGACTTTCAGACGGAGATTCCGAAGGACTTGCACTTGGTGAGATTGAGGCAGAAGGAGACAAGCTCGGAGAAGCAGAAGGACTCTGTGATGGGCTTAATGAAGGGCTTACACTTGGTGAGGCTGAAGGGCTGGCCGATGGTGACTCTGAAGGGGATTCTTCACCTCCAAAATTCCACCCCGTATTCCCGCCTCCATCAACGTTCCCGTTGGCCGTCAAGGCGTTGAACGTAGCCCCGCCCTGAGCGATAGAATTGGTGATGGTGCAGTTTGTGACAGTATTTGTCCCTGCACTATCACTTAAAGTATGTGTTGCTGCCGTAGCTGATTGGATATTGATAATATTAGTTGCGTCTCCATCGGCCACCAGCGAAGTAAAGGTCGTTGTCGTTCCTGCAGTAAACTGAATGTCACTGTATTTATACGTCCCGCCAGCTCCCGCGTCCGGAGTCTCCAGCGTGATAGTCTCGAAGGTATTCGCCCCAGTGATTATGCAGTCGAAGTCCCCTGCGTGTTTCGTGACTTTGAAGTCCCCAAAGGTTTTCCCGCCGCCTGCGAAGGTCACATTGCCGGTCAGGGTATTGTTGCTGTCGCCGATGTCTATGTCGGGAGCATTGGAAACAGTCAAGCCGGTGGTCGTGTCCATATCAAAGACAGTCCCGGTCAGGCCGTTGACGACAATCTTCCCCCCGCCTGCCGTGTCTTTCAGCTCGCGGGTGTTGGTGTTGGAGGAGGAGAAAATGTTGCTTGTCAGGGTTTGGCCGTTGAGGTCAAGGGCGCCTTGGGTGAGGGTGAAGGTGCCTCCAACGATTAACGCTGCTGTAAGTTGAACTAAACCATAGGAATTAACTACCCATGATCCAGTTGCCACAATATTCGATGTCAATCCAATCGTAAGTGTCGAAACTACTCTCCCGTCAAACGTAGCCGTTTGTCCTGAAGTAATTGTAAATTTAGGTCCAGATATTCCCCCGTAATACGTTCCTGTACTTAGCGATATGTTGTGATTTTCGGTCAAAGATGATACTATAATCCCAATTCTTACCCCGTTAGATGAGATATTATTCCCTGCTCCACCACTCCATGATTTATCATCAATGATAGCAGTATCCTGAGGCAATGGATAATTATCTTTTGCCTTCGCTGCGGAGTTACGTTCTGTTTCATCTGCCCCATCAGTAGTGGTCCATATATCATTATACCAATTCTGAACAGAGGTTCCGCACGCCGCATACACCGTCTTCGGGTCGCTGACATTTTTGATATACCCGCCGCCTGTGGTAGCTGTATTCCCACCCGCGTCCCCCACTCTGGTCAACGTAACCGTGGGAGTATTGGTATCGGCAATCTTAATATCCTGCACATCAACATCCGTCAGGGTAATGGTTTGGCTGGCCGCCGTAACTGTCACGGTTCGTGTGCCGGTGCCGGGGACGCTGGATTTGATGAGCGGACGATAAGTGGGGTCACTTCCGCCGAGCCAAGATGAAGATGACGAAACGCTGAAGTCAGTGCTGAACGCTACGGAAAGGTCGCGTCTGTCAGCGGTCATGTCAATATTCAACTGCGTAAATGTAGCACCCGCGCCAGGAGTGATGGTATGTGCTCTTGCAGCCGTGGGAGCAAGATTAATGTTTACAACAGGCATTGTCTTGCCTGCAAAATTAAGAGTAACTGCAGCGTCAAGTGTGAAAGTTATGGCACCTGTATGCGACCAAGTTGTACCAGCCTCAAGAGTAATCGCTCCAGCAACTGCAAGTGCCCCCGTTCCCGATATAGTACATGCACCAGATGGCCCAGTAGCGTTAAGGCTTAAGCAGGTAGATGCTGCGTCTATTTCAAGTGCAGTCACGCCAGCCGCAAGGGTGACGGCATCGGCAGCGTCAGGGATTCCTGCGCTCCAATTATTGACGTTTGACCAAAGCGCATCTTCTGTCTGGTTGAAAACTGTCGCCATTTATTTTACCTGATCATCCTTAACAATTGACAACTTACTGACATCATTCGCAATCTCCGGAATTGGCTGCTTGTAAAGAGCAGCAGCCTCCTTCAGCCCCTCGGCAAAGCTGTCAAGGCCGTAATCCGACATTGCCTTCTTGGTACG